TATATCACCCGTAGTATCTCCTGATATTCTAAAAGTAATATCTACATCTACTGCTATTAAAACTTTTGGAGCTCAAACAAAAGATAAAAATAAAGAAACTACAATTATAGGAGACCAAACTAAAACAGCTGAATTAAGCAATGAATCAGATATATTAACTCAGAAAGAAAAACAAGCAGGATTAAATAAAAACAATACTATACAACTAGCCCAGTATAACCTTAATACAAACCAAATTACTCAAGACCAATATAATAAAATATATGAACAAGCTGAAGTATCTTATTTGGTTGAAATGGATGCTATTGAAGTACAAAGAAAAAAACTAGAACAAGATAAAGAAATTATAGAAAATAACCCTTACACTGTATTAGAAAACAACCAGAAAAAATCAAGTGCTGAGGTTAAAAAAACAAAAAAAGATACTCAAAATGAAGACAATAAATCTAAAAAAGATTTAACAAAACAAATAGCATCAAACACAGTAAAAACACTAGTACCTATTATTGCTCTACAACTATCCAATAACTTCTCAGTTGTTATATCACAAAGAAAAAAACTAGAAGATTTAGTTGATCAAGTAAATAACTATATAGATACACAAGTTAAAGACCAATCTACAGTTACTATAGCTACTAATTTAAGAAATAATGCTATTACTTTAATTAATAATAATATTAAAAAGTTACAATCATTAGAAAAAACACTAAAAACTATAACAGCAGTCATTACCATATTTTCTTTAGTTCTCAGGGCCTTATCTTTAATCCCAACCCCAGTTCCACCTAAAGTAGTAATTACACTAGAAAAAGCAAATAAACTAATTTCAGGTTTAAGTGCTTTATTAGCTGTAGTTACTTTATTATTATCAAACGAAATATTAAAATTAAACGAATTAAGAGATCGATTAAAAGAGGCTAGTTTAAAATTAGATGGAAAAACATTAAATTTTGGTGATTTAAATGCTTTGTCTAATGAATTTCTACCTACAGGGGGTAATTATGGTTCATATAAAGGATTTAAATTTGCTATTAAAGAAGAACAAGATCAACGATTTGTTGTTAAAGGTAACAAACGTCGCTATGCCGTAGCAATTAATCGTAATGGTGTAGAAGCAATTAAAAGTGACTTTTCATTTACACAAGATCCAAATGACTTAATTGAACAATTAAAATTAATTATTGATCAACAAAATTTACAAGGATAAAATATTTATAATTATGAATGCTAAAGTATTTAAAAATTTGATTAAAGAAGCAGTTCGCGAAGCCGTTCGTGAAGAAATTGGTGTTCTTTTATTAGAACAGAAAAAACAAGAATTAAACGAAAATAAAACATTTAGTTTTACTAGTAGTGATGTACCTGCTAATGGCGAAGCTAAAGCAGCTTTACGCAGTAAAATGGGATCTATGTTTGGATATGAACAACCACAATCACATCTAAAAGTTGATACTGCTTCTGATAATCCCTTTGCTGCTTTTATTGCTGATGCTGGAGCTAATATGACTGCCCAGGATTTATCTGGATTAAGAAATTTAGGATAATATGCCAATACCTCAAACGATACGAGTAAATCCACTTGATTTACAAAAGAATATTGCTATTGGGGTATCTCTTCCGTTTGATAAACCCTTCACTAGTACTTATACTACTAAAGACCAAATTAAATCTAATTTAGTTAATTTATTATTAACTGATACTGGGGAAAGATTAATGAATCCTAATTTTGGTACTCTTTTAAGAAGATTTTTATTTGAAGGAATTACGGATAGTAATATAGAATCTTTAAAAGAAAGTGTATTAAATAGTATTGCTATATATGTTCCTGAAGTAGCAGTTTTGGAATTAATTATATCACCTAATGCTGATTATAATTTAGTAGAACTAACTATAAATTATGTATTAAAAATTTCTAATACACCTGACCAAATAACAGTACAATTCCAATAATAATGGCTAACGGAGATAAAAACATATCCTATTTAAATAAAGACTTTACTAGTTTTAAAACTGCTTTACAACAGTATGCTAAAACCTATTTTCCAACAACATATAATGACTTTTCAGAAGCTACTCCTGGAAATTTATTTATTGAAATGGCTTCATATGTTGGTGATGTAATGTCATTTTATTTAGATACTCAAACACAAGAAAATTTTCTTTTATATGCTAAGGAAAAGGAAAATTTATATGCTTTATCTTATGTAATGGGGTATCGTCCTAAGGCATCTTATGCTTCTACTACTAATGTTGATATATACCAATTAGTTCCTCCTATAATTAACCCAATTCCGGGCACTATAATACCAGATACTACTAATTATGGCCTAATAATACCAGCTAATACTTCTATAACTTCTAATTCTACAGGAACTAAATTCCTAACTACACAACAGGTAGATTTTACTGATACGACAGATGCTGAAATTACTTTTGTTGATAGTAATTTTTTTCTTATTAAAAAATCAGTACCCGTTATCTCAGCTGAAAAAAAATCAATTACTGTTTCTTTTTCTGGAAATCAGAAATTTGTAACAACTAATATAGTTGACACTAATATATTACAAATATTAAATATTACTGGAAGTGATGGTAATATTTGGTATGAGGTTCCTTATTTAGCTCAATCCTCTATCTATCAAAAAATAGCTAATCCTAACGCTACTACTGATCAGGCACCTTATTTATTACAATTACAAAAAGTTCCTAGACGCTATGTATCTAGAATACTTTCAGATAATACATTACAGCTAGAATTTGGAGCAGGCTTATCTCAAAATAAAACTGATGATCAAATTATACCAACCCCTGATAATATTCAATTAGGTTTAGTACCTGGTATTTCATTACTAACTAATAATTACAATGAAGCATCAGTAATGTTTACTCAGGAATATGGTTTAGTTCCTTCTGGATCATTTAATATTAGTTATTTAGTTGGTGGAGGAATTACATCTAATGTACCTGCTAATGATTTAACAATAATTAATACTGCAGGGGTATATTTTAAAAATACTACACCTCCCTTCCCTTTAGCTGTTGATACTGTTTTAAATAGTATAGTTTCAACCAATCCTTTTCCTTCAATAGGAGGAAGAAATGGAGATACTGTTGATGAAATTAGACAAAATGCTTTAAATGCTTATTCAACTCAATTAAGAGCTGTAACTAAAGATGACTATATAATAAGAACTCTTTCTTTACCTGCTAATTATGGAAATATTGCTAAAGCCTATATATCACAAGATTTTAATAAAAGTATACAACAAACTGTAGCTCTTACTTCTCCTAATAATCCGTTAGCTTTAGATTTGTATGTATTGTCTTATAATAGCAATAAGCAGCTAACTCAAGCTTCAAATACTTTAAAAAATAATCTAATAACCTATCTTAATCAATATAGAATGGTTACTGATGCTATTAACATTAAAGATGCTTTTTATATTAACATAGGAGTTAACTTTGATATTACTACATTAAGTGGATTTTCAAATAAAGATGTTTTAGCTGCTTGTATATCATCTTTGCAAAACTATTTTAATATAGATAAATGGCAAATTAATCAACCTATTATATTATCTGATATTCAATCTGAACTTTTACAAATAAGGGGGGTAAAATCTATTGTTAAGCTAGAAATAACAAATAAACAAGATAATACAGGAACAACCTACTCACAATACGGATATGACATAGCAGGAGCTACTAAACAAGGAAACATATATCCTTCCCTAGACCCAGCAATATTTGAAGTTAGATATCCTAACACAGATATACAAGGTAGAGTTGTTGTTCAATAATATTTATTAAAAACCACTAATTATGAACCTAGACAAACTAAAAGGACACATTCCTGATGCTGTAATTGAGCAGCTACCATCTACAATTGCAAAATTTGAATTAAATACTCCATTGCGCTTAGCCCATTTTTTAGCTCAAGCTGGACATGAATCTGGTGGTTTTAAATTAGTAAATGAAAATTTAAATTACGGAGCTAAAGGTTTATTAAGTATATTTAAAAAATATTTCCCAACTCCCGATAAAGCCGCCTTATACGAACGCAAACCAGAAAAAATAGCTAATTTAGTTTATGGTGGGAGAATGGGTAATGGTCCTGAAGCCTCTGGTGAAGGGTATAAATTCCGTGGTCGTGGGTATATTCAATTGACCGGTAAAGATAATTATACAGCATTTGGTAAAGCTATTAACGAAGATATTATAGCTAATCCTGATTTAGTTGCTGCTAAATATCCATTATTATCTGCTGCCTGGTTTTTTCATAAAAATAACTTACATAAAATTGCTGATAAGGGTGCTACTGATGCTGTTGTAACTGAAGTTACTAAACGTGTTAATGGCGGTACTATTGGTTTACCTGACCGCCTTAAACATTTTAAAGAATACTACGCATTGCTTACATAGCACAGCTTGATAGTTACTATATTTATATGTAGTAATTACTAATTATGGCTGTTTATAAATTATTTCCTGAAAAGAGTGCCACTATTTACTCGTATTATTCCACCCTCAATTCAGGGCAGGATGAAATATTAGATTTAAGTACATATAAATCTATAACAGGCACTAATGAAGTTTCTCGCCCTCTTATTAAATTTTCATTAGATCAAATAAATGATATTATAGATAATAAGATAGTTGGAGCTACATATGATGCCTATTTAAAATTATATTTAGCACAAGCTTCTGAACTACCTTTAGATTATACTTTATTTTGTTATACTTTAACACAAGATTGGAATGTAGGATCCGGAAGATTAGGAAATAGTCCTATTACAACTGATGGAGTAAGTTGGATTTATACCGACCAATTAAATGGTAATGTTTGGACAGATACTACATTTGAGTCTGCCCAAACGGGGTCATATAGTCCCGATGGAGCCGTAGGAGGAGGAACATGGTGGGATTATTCCTTCCTTCAATCTAGCCAATCATTTAATAACATATCATCAAAAGATATTGAAATTAAAGTAACGGATATTG